GCTTATCTGATTTTCTATTAAAACATAATCTATATTAGTAAATGTAAAAACATCTATTTTATTTAAATTATCTCTTATAGATTTTCCTATATCAATTAAATTTATACTATTACATTTTAAATTCGATATAGAATTAAGAAGATTTTTTTCAATATATTGTTCAATTTGTTGTATTATTGATTGTTTATTATTTTTTGTAACTTCTATATCATACTCGTTACAAAGAAGATTAAGACTATCTAATTTTAATGATTTATATTTTGTTATACTTGATGTAGGTAGTTTATAATTTGATGAATTTGCATGTGTTTTGCAATAAAAATTTTCATCTTTATAGTATTGGGCTTGTTTATTACATACTTTTATATTTTTTTTATTTTTAATATTACAATTACATTTATAAGTTTTTTCTTCTGAAAGGTTAATTACATCCCAAAATTTAACATCAAAACCATCATTATTACTTTCTAAAATACAAATAGCTAAATTTTTTATTCCTACATCAATACTTAACACTTTCATATATATATACTTATTATAACTTTTAATATTATATATAAAGTTATAATATTTAATTATGACTATTTAAATTTATAACCGGTGTAAATTTACTAGCAGTATAGAGATAATTTTTTAAATAATTATCTTTTAGATCACTATTCTCAAATGGTAAATAATTATCAGTTACACCTTGTATAAGATAAGGATTTTGTACTAAAGGTTTATTTTCTGATACAGTAATTATATTAGAACAATTACCTAATGCAATACTTTGATTATTTGCAATTATAGTATCAGCATTTTTCATTAATAATAATCTATAATCCATATTTGAAGTCATATATAAATATTAATTATTTTATTTTATTTATTTAATTTTTATTAAATAATTTTAGTAATTGATCTTTTTTCATATTTTTTAAATTTTCAGCACTTTCTAATGAATCTTTTAATGCTAAATCACGAAGATCGTCGACTTTCATTTTTGATAAACTTTTGCCCGAACTTTTTTTTGTACTGTTATCAGAATTATTTTTTTCTAAGCTACTATCGGTTATTTCTTCTACAGGTTCATAATCTTTTACACTATCTTGATCACTATCGTCACTATCTTGATCACTTTCTTCACCACTATCATTTTTATTATTTTCAGTTATAAGCATATCAGTTATATCTGCAACTGCTACAGTTTTAATGTTTTCACTACCTAAATTAACCTCTTCAATATTATCTAAAGTTCCAATATCAATTTCTTGTGTAGTCAATGTAATTTCTTTTTCTTGAGTTTCAGGATATATTTTTATGTCTTCTTCTTCAGAATCATCATCGGAATAGTCACTTTCATCATCAGATACTTCTATCTTACTATTTTCTACTTCAGATTTAAGTTTGCTCTGTTCGATTGCTGAATTTACAGCAATACTTGAAGCTAATTCTGTAGGAGAATTATTTTGATATTTGATAATAAATGATTGTAAAACTTTTCCTTGTTCAACAATACTATTTTCTAATATTTTAAATCGGCGTAAACAATAAAACATTATTGCTCCAGAAACTAATAAAGTCATAGCCAATGATATTATAAACCCAATGCCTTCTAAGCCAAATAAATTCATTTAATTATGATTTATATATATTTTTTAAATTATAATTAAACGTATAATTATAATTAAACGTATAATTATATATCTATATTTTTTATTATAGTTTTTGCATTATCTATTATATTTTTATTATAACCTAAGTCTTCTAAAACCTTAATTCCTCCCTTAATATTAGAAATACCTTCATCTAATTTATAAGTGTTGTTATTTTTTAACACTTTCATATGTTTATTAGTTACTTTTTTATTTTTATCTAATAATTTACATAGTGAAACATAGTGTGTAGTTAATATATAATTAATATTAGCATGATTTGATAAATATTTTAAGAAGCTATATGCACTTGCAATTGCTTCTGAAGGATTAGTTCCAGAATATATTTCATCAAAAATACAAAAATGTCTCTCTTTACTAGAATTATTTATTAAACTATCTAAAATTTCTTTACACCGTCTTGCCTCTGCTTGAAATAAACTGTCTCTTTGGGATGTATCTGGTATATTAATATAAGAATGTATATAATTATAAGGATTGATTGTTGCCTTTTTATAACAACCTACTCCAATTTGTTGCGAAATAATAATATTAAAAAGTGTGGTTTTTAATAGAGTAGTTTTTCCAGCTGCATTAGGGCCTGTTATTAATATTTGTTTGTTTAAATTATAAGTGTTTTTAATAGGATTATTATTAATTAATGATGCAAAATATGCATCTATAAAAGTAGTAGTTTTATTGCTAAATTTACAATAGTTTATTCTAGAATTACTAATATGATTCTGAATATTTTTAATATTTAATAAATAATAGTGTAAATCAATACAATATTCTAATGATTCTCTAAAATTGTAATTTATATTTAATTCATAAAAACATTTGAGTATATTACCAATTTTTGTAACATGAGTTATTTTAATTTTATGTAAATCTATTTTTTCTAATTCACTTTTTAATAATAATAAGTGGTTTTTAACTTTTATATTTGATTGTAAAAATTTATCAAATGATTTTTTTGAATATTTACTAATATTATCTATATTACTAATTGAAAAATCTATAAATTTATTTATATTTAATAGAGTATTTTGTATTTTATATATATTTTTGTAAAAACTATAGCAAGAGTTTATATTTTGATATATGTTAAATATATAAAATCCTAGTGAAAAAATCAAAAACATTTTTTGACTAATATCAACTTCAGAAAATCTAGAAAATAATTGTCCTAATATATGATTTTTAAATAATTTTATAATAGTTTGTATATATGCTGTTAATGAAATTGGTATTCCTTGAATTTTTAAAATAAAAAAAGGCATAATAAGCATAATAATTGGAACTGCTAAACTAAGAACCGGAGAAGTTAAATTATATACAGTTAATATTTGTAATATAGATGATGATCTATTTAAACTTTTAAAATACTCTATATCTATATATTTATATTTTTCATAAAATCCTGTTTCATTATTAATTTCACTTAAAATATTTTCAACATCTTTAACATTATTATCATCATAATTTCTTATAGAAATATAATTCTTTAAAAACTCTTGATTATCTTTTAAAAATTCTAAATCTGTTGTGTAATATTCGCTCCATTTATTTAATAATTTTGTTGAATTATTTGATAAATCAGATAATATATTGTTATAGAGTGAATTATTAGATATATCTAATAATTCTAAGTCATTTTTTATATTCTCATTTAATTTGTATTTAATATCTAAATAAGATATAGGCAACTGAAATTCTATTTTATCATGAAACTCTTTAATATTATTATTTGTCATCTTAGAAAACATAAATAATAATATAATTGTATTCTATTTTTTAGAAGTAATTACGAAATTATTAATTTCCTTTATAATCATTTGGTAATTCACTAATTTGAGTATTATAAAAACTTTCAATATCTTTTAAATTTCTAATATCTCTCCGAGTTACAAAATTTATTGCTACTCCTTTTCTACCCCATCTTCCACTTCTTCCAATTCTATGTAAATATGTATTTACACATTTTGGAATATCAAAATTTATAACTGTACTAACTTGTTGGATATCAATACCTCTTGCTGTTACATTTGATGAAATTAATACTCTACTATTACCCAATCTAAATTGATCATAATTTTTTAATCTATCTTCTTTGTCTAAATTACTATGAATTTGAGCTACTGGATAACCATCTTGATTCATTGCATCATATAAATCATTTACGCGTCTAACACTATTACAATAAATAATACATTGTGCTACAGAAAATGTACTAAATAGATCTTTAAGTGTTTCATATTTCATATTATCATCTTCTAAATTAACATAATACTGCTTAATTCCTTCTAATGTTAATTGTTCTGCTTTAACAATAATTTTTACTGGATTTCTCATAAATTTTTCAGTTAAATAATTTAGTGAAGAAGGCATTGTAGCACTAAATAATGCTATTTGAATATGGTTAGATAGATATTGAAATACACTATATATCTGTTCTTTGAATCCTGACGATAGCATTTCATCAGCTTCATCTAAAACAACTAGTTTTATTTTATCTGTTACTATATGTTTTCTTCTCATCATATCATGAATTCTACCTGGACAACCCACTATAATATGTGGAGCATTTTCTTTAATTAATCTAATATCTGTTTCTGTTGATGTTCCTCCAACTAACAGCTGTGTTCTAAGTCTTTTTATATTAATACCTATAGAATCTAACACTTTTTTGATTTGACATGATAACTCCCGTGTAGGTGACATAATAACCACTTGAGGAGATTTAATTTCTAAATTAACTAGCTCTAAACTAGAAATAGTAAAACAGGCAGTTTTGCCTGTACCAGATTGTGCCTGTGCTATAACATCTTTCCCTTTTAATATAGGACAAATAGATTGTCTCTGAATTGGACTAGGTTTTTCAAACCCATATGCATAAATACCTCTTAAAAGTTCTGGCTTTATATCTAAATCATCCCAAGAATTGATTACATTTAGATTTTTTTCAGAATTATTATTATTGTCAGAATTATTATTATTGTCAGAATTATTATTATTGTCAGAATTATTTTCAGACATAATATTATTTAATTATATTTATTTAAATAATATTTTTAAATTAGATATTATAATTTATTTTTAGCAAGCCATAAGTTTAAATAATACTGATAAACCTAATATTTGCCATACACTAGTAACAGGTTTTACTACAGTTACTAATTTTACTAACACTTTATTCCAAAGATATTCTCCTATTAATAATAAAATTAATAGAGATATAAAAGTAAAAATTAAACCTCCGATTAGTCCAGCCGCCGGATGAGGTCCAGCGACTATGTCACCTACACTTTTTTTCGATTCTCCCATATATATATTTATACATATAAAAAATATAAATAATAAGTTAATATTTATATATAGATGAGATATAGTCTACATGATTTTGAAAGTTATGTAAAAAATAATAACATAAAAAATTTAAGTCAAGAAACACTAGATATAATTGAAAAATTAGCTAATGAAGTTGGTGCACCTGAATATAGTAAAACACCTCAATTTAATAAACTACGTAGAAAAAAAAACAATGAATTAAATGATGATGATTGGAATTGCATAAGACAATTTCAAGCAACTGAATTTATTAAACGAGAAGGATTAGATATTAATCTTTTTAATGTTCGAAAATCTCTAAATATTCTAACTGATAAAAATTATGATACTATATTAGAAAAAATATCTAATGAGTTCGATGTAGTAATTACTACAAAAACACCTAATGATGTTTTGGTCTTATGTAATTTATTTTATGAAATTGCTTCTTCCAATATTTTATTTTCAAGTTTATCTGCAAAATTATACAAAGATTTAATTATTAAAACAAATCATTTAACAAGTATAGTTACAAAAAATATTGAACTTTGTAAAAAAAGTATAGATGAAATTACATATATAGATCCAGATTATAATTATGATAAATTTTGTGAAAATAATAAATTAAATGAAAAAACTCGTTCGCAATTTAATTTTTTAACTAATTTAATGAAAAATGATATTATTTCATATACTTGTATATATGAGATTATTGAAAAACTATTTACTAAATTACATATACTAATCAAAGAAGGTAATAAAAAAAATGAGCTAGATGAAATAAGTGAACTAATCTATATATTAGTTTCAAATTCTTTTAATATAATTAGAGATAATGATAATAAAAAATATGATTATATTTTTAAATCAGTAAAAGAGATTAGTGAACTTAAAGTAAAAACTACACCTGGTATTAGTAACAAATGTATATTTAAACATATGGATTTATTAGATGAATTATAAAATATTAACTGTAAAAGCAAATGGTAAATTTTTACCATTCTGATTTTGTACAGAAATCATATCTAGTATAGGAGCTTTATCTAAAATTTTATATTCACTCTGATTAGTTGATTTACCTACATAAAATGCTACACTAGATATATTATTTGATTTAAATTTTACAACTAATTCTTTTGGTATAATCAAATAAATTATATGATAATTATTCTCTTTTTGATCTATAATATTTTCTGATGTTATTTTATTCTCTAGTTTGTATAAAATATCTTCTGTACATCTTACCGATATTACATATATTTTATGATTAGGATATTGGCATTGGACACCTTCAGTTACCATCTGATTTATTGTATCTCGATCTTTAATCTTTTTTGGAATATAAACCATCATTTCTTGTCTAGACATATATGGTAGTAAACAGACTGCTGGTGGAACATAGATTGGCTTAACGCATGGTTCTGGCAGAGGTACATTAGATACAGAGATAGTTTCTGCTTCCATAGTTTCTGTTTCTATATTTTGACTATCCATTATAATGCAAAAAATAATATATTATTATTTTCAATTTTTTACTTTTTATTTAAAAAGATGCTTATAATATGTAATATGAATATTACATATGATATAATAGAAAGTAGAGAAAATGATATTAGTGATATAGATAATCATAATAGCGATCATCATTCTAATGATATAGGTAATCTAATGTATAATCAAGATGAAATATTAGCATTAATAACTAATTACAATATAAATTATAGTGTAAGTTATTTGAATAATATAATGGAATTTTATAATATTAAAAAAAAGAAAAAAAACATGAAAAAACAAGATATGATAGATATTATAGTAGATTTTGAAACAAATCTAAGTAATAAAAATATTGTTTCCAAAAGAATTAGACTATTTTCTAATTTTATAGAATTAAAAAACAATGATTTTTTTAATAAATTTATTATTGGATCTTTATAATAATTTATATATACAAATTATATATGGATGCTACTTCATTCCAAGCGCCTCAAAATATAAAAAATTTATTTATTAAAGATATAAAAGAAAAAGAAAAACAACAATATCTAGTAGTGCCGAATAGTAAAATAGATGAAGTATATAATATTTATCTCACTAATAAATCTCCTGAATTAATTGATGGATTACTAAATTTGGATGCTAATAATCTGTTATTAATAAATTATTATAAACCTGAAACATCTACTTTTAGTATTGAAAATTTAACAAAAAATATATTATTACAAAGTTTAGATAAATTATTTACAAATATAAGTGATAAAATTATACCAAGTGAAACTACGCCAAAATCACTTGAGGAAGAAGCCAAATTATTATCTCCAGAGTTAACTAAATCACTAGTTGATGAAAAAGCGACTACCAAACCAAGTATAGAATTAGGATCATCTATTGGACCATCTCCAGAGTTAACTAAATCACTAGTTGATGAAACAGCGACTACCAAACCAAGTATAGAATTAGGATCATCTATTGGATCATCTCCTAGTTTATCTATTGATAGTATAGATAATGACAACAATTGGCCAGATAAATGTAATGTAACTTTAAATAAACGTCATACCAATTGGATAAAATTTTCTTATGGTAAAGATTATAATATATATGATGTTCCTCCTGATGGAAATTGTTTTTTTTATTCATTTATTGAAGCATTAAAATATAGATTACCTTTAGATTATAAAAGAAATATTAAATACATACCAGATAAAATATTAGAAGTATTAAAATCTCTTATAGAAATCAATGGAATAATACCAGATGATCCATTAGTTAAATTACAAGAAATATCTAATACTTTACCAAGTAATATGTGTAGTAAATATAATTTATCAGTATTGGCTTTACGATATATTCGCTCTTTAGAAGCAGATACAGAATATTTTTATACATATATTTTTAGATTTGATAGTGAAGAAGAAAAAATGGCTGCTGGAATTGAAAATATTACAACATTAGATGAATTCAAAAAATATATTTTAACTGATAAATATTGGGCAGATGAATGGGCTATTTCAAAATTTCAAAAATTATTTAATATACAATTTGTTATATTTGATGAATCAGAAAAAGAGTTATTAGGTTGTAAATTAACTGGAGAGATATATTCCAATGCCAGTTCTGAAAAAGAAATAGTTACAATAATTTTAAATTGGTTTGGAAATAGTCACTATCAATTAGTAACATATAATGACAATGCAGTAATTAGTTTTGATGATTTACCATCTATTGTGAAAGATAGTTGTACACCAACAACTACTGGTGGAAAATTAAATAAACATAAAAAACATAAAAAAACCAAACGAAAATATACAAAACAAAAAAAATATAAAATAACAAAAAAATATAATAAAAACCCTATTAGAAAAATCACTAAAAAACAGATAAAAAAAAATATAAAAAAATCTAAAACAAAGAAGAAAAAATAAATTCTATTTATTATATAAATGAGTGATTGTAAAAGTTTATATAATATTAATTTAAGTAATCGTTTGTTTAACAAATTTATTAAATTTTGTTATAATATATTGAATGATGGAGAGAACATTTTAAAAATGACTAAAATAAATATAGATATTGTTAACAATAATAATATAAATAAAATATCTACTAGATGGGCTCCTAAAAATATAGTACTATT